CATTACGCAATAATTTGTATCTGTATCTTTTTTTAATGGCAATACAATCACCTTCTTTCTTAAATTTCTACATACAAAAAGAAGCTACTAAAATTAATTAGCAACTTCTTCTAAATTATTAATTATATTCATTGTTATATTTTCTAAGTTGTTTTGTTCCCAATATGGAATTCTTATTAATGTTATTTTGTTTTTATTACAGTAATCTGTTTTAATTTTATCTCTTAGTTGTTGTGATTTTAAATCGCTACCTAATATTTCTTTATAATGAAATTCACCATCATACTTTATACAGATATTATGATCTAATAAATAAAAATCAAAAGGTAACGTATTTTTATATTTACAATCTTCAAATCTATATTGTTTTATATAATCTACATGTTCTCTTTTTAAAATATCTTCTATTTTTCTTTCTGGAATACTTTCTTTGTTATTACATCTAGCACATCTAACTTGATTTTTATCGCCTTGATTTTTAAATTTATCAAAACTAACTTCGAATATTTCTCCACATTCACATCTTAATTTTAATTTATCATAACATCCTATATACTCTGTAGAAAGTAGTATGCAATCTGAATTACTTTCTATATACTCTTTTACTTCTTCGTAAGTGTATAATTGCTTAAATATTCTAATTTCGATTCCACATTTATCACAATGTCTTTTATTTTGTTTTCTAAAATTAGTAAATGAAGTTGTAAATAACTCACCACAATAACACTTAAAAGTCAATAAAGAATAAATATCTATATATTCTGTTGATATAAGTTCACAGTCTGAATTATTATTTACAAAATCCCTTATCATATCTATAGAATAATAAGAATATTCACTACATTTATTGCAAACCTTGTCCTTTTTTCTAATAAAAGTATGTAATTCTGTTTCAAAAATTTCTTCACAGTTGCATTGTAACTTTAATTGTATTCTATAATCATCATCTCTATAAAAATTTATTAGTTTACATTTTGTGGTATTAATAAAGTCTTCTATTCTTTTCTTATCCCATAATTCAGAATTGCTACATTTATTACATTGTCTTTTATTTCTTGATTTAAATTTGTATAATGTGGTATAGAATGTTTCACCACAACCACATTTAAATTTCATTTTTGTATCGACATTGATATATACTTCTTCTAATAATTCACAATCAGAGTTGCTATTAATATACTGTTTTACTTCCTCTATTGTCGTATCACTTTTCCGCTTTGAGCATTCATTACATTGAACTTTCCCTGCTTGAAAATCATGAAAGTTTATTTTAAATTCATTCCCACATTTACAAATAACGTCCAATTTAGTTCTATTGTTTATATATTCTGTAGATAATAATTTACAACCACTTCCACTTTCTATATTCATGTAATGTTTAATTTCCTCAATTGTTAATTTTTTTCTTCCCATAATTTAAAACCTCCTATTTGATTTATAATTTATTTTTTAAATTTATTGTTTTTTCTTCTTAATTCATTTAATGTATCTAGTGCTTCTTTAAAATCTTCACTATTCTCAAAACTATAACTTGTCTCATTATTATTGTCTTTGTCATTAAATCTCATATATGAGAACCCTACATAATTTAAAGCAGTAGCAAGAGTCTTGTTATTTACACAATAATATTTATTTTCCATTTAATATCACTCCTATTTAATTTATTAATTTGTTTCTAAGTAAATATTACCATATATTAATCAGGTATTCAAGTCTTTTTTAATTTATTTAATATGGGTACATCATATACCATATATATAACTATTAATATGAGACATCATGTACCCTCTGTTAATTTTCTTTAACACTTTTAAGCCAATCAATATAATATTCATTAAACTTTTTAGAATCATATGTATCAGTAATTAATTTATAAATATCTTTGAATAATTGATTTTCCTTTTTCAATTGAAATTTACTAACTCTATAAACGAATTTATCTTCAATAGTTTGTGCATATGCAGTAACACTATCCATTAGCATTTGCATAGTATCATAATCTATTTCATCTCTTTTATATTTCTGTGCTATATCCTGTTTCTTACTTGCAAATCTGCTACATTTAATATAAGAAGAATATTCATCTTTTCCCGTTATTCTGTATGTAGGTTTCTTATCCTTGTCAAAATCCATTGCAATATAAAAATAACCATCTTTTGATATTATATTATTCATCAACATTTTTTCATCCCACCTAGTTATTGTTTTTCTATTAACCTTACACCATTTGGATAGCATTTCTTTTGTTATTGGTTTGTTAATATTTATCAACCTATACATAAAATAATCCCCAAATGAATAATCATTATTTGTTCCGAACATAAAGTTAGTTATATTATTTAATAATTCCTTGCTATCATTTATTTTGTCAATTTCGTATATATTATTTCTGCCTTCTTTGGTTTTGTTAATTAATACATAACCTTTTTCATCTAATCTTTTTTCTAAAGTCTTTCTCTTTTCAATTTGTTTAAGAGTATCTGATTTTACTCCTAAAATTCCCATTAATTCTTGTTTTGTTACTGTCATAATTTGAAACCTCCTATTTAAATTTTATTATTCAAACCACCTACCATATAGATAGATATTAGAAAATAATAAAAGAGACTAGACAATTTCTCATCTAGTCAAAAGACACAATCTTAATTAAATTTTGTTATGAAAATCTTTGATTTGAAATAACAAATCATGCACAAGCATGAAAACATCATAAAGTATAATTAAATACTTTCAGTTTCTTCACCTTCAAAAGTATTTATAGTTGCTCTCAATTCTTCCATTTTATCTTCAATAGCTTCTCTAATAGTAAGTCTATATACTTCAGCCATAGCTTCACCATACATATATTTATTAATAAGTGTACTATTAAATAAAGATGTATCAATTGAATTTACATCAATTTCAAATTTCTCGGCTAATGTTTCATCAGGTACAAATATTTTATTCTTTAACTTTAACTCAACTAATACTCCTGTATGAGTAGTTGTACTAGTCATACTAACACTATTAGTACCAAACACAGTATTGATAGCTTGGACTAAAGAAGTAGAATCTGTAGTTACAATTTTAACACCTACTATATGTCCACCAACAACACTAATATCACTTGCTGAATATAAAGCTAGAATACTAGGTTCTGTTTTCACTGTATTTAATAAAGCAGTTTCAATTTCAGTTGAAGTAGCTACTCCTGTTGTAACATCTGCTATAGTGACATTTACAACTTTTGAACCAATAGTTATATTTGCACTTCCGCTTGTCACAGGATTTGCAATAACACTTGTAGGTAATACTATAGATAAAGTATTTGTATAATTTGTAATACCTTTATCTTCAACTGGTTTATTTCCACTCATTTTTATATACCTTTTGAATATTAAATCTTTATAAGATATCGTCGGATTCCAGTTTTTAACTAAATTTTTTTCATCATCAATAGTAAGTAACCCCGTACCATAAGATTTAAACATTACAATGGATGTAATAACATTATTTAAAATCTGTTTATCATAATTTAAATCCATTTTATTAATTCCTCCTTTTATTAATTCATTTATATTATCTTTTTAATAATACCTAATTACAATTGATAAAACATAGCTGTTCCACCTTTAAGCATTTTTTCAAAATTTTCTTTGGTTATTTCACCTTTTTGTTCAGGTATATCAAATAGAGTATTTATAATACTTATATTTACACTTTTATTATCCTTGTTTAATACATATTTAATTGCAATTGTATCATTTAATTGAACTGTTATTTCTTCTGGTATTAACGAATTATTAGAGTATTCACTACCTATAATATTTACTTTTCCTATTTTCAATATTTCCACCACCCTTATTATTTTTTAATTCATAAGTCCTTAATTGACCACACCATATTGCAGATGTAGTCTATAAAAACTTAAATATTTCTTTACCATAACCAAATAAAACTACTCTTTTATTCAGATATTATTCTATTAATTTATTATTCTTCACCATATAATCCATCATGCAAACCAATCTCATAAGCTTCAATAATAGCATCTTTAATTGCACAATGAAGGCAAAAATCTGAATCATCTTGATTCTCAACAATATCATCAATAACTTCTTGTGTTAATTCCTCAAATAAATCGTCTAGTTCATCTTCTTCATCAGAATATTCTTTTTCAGTTAAAGTCACTATTGGACAATCTATATATTCTTTTAATTCATCAGCATCAATTAAATCTTCCTCAACAAATACAACATCTTGGTCTTCAATAATTTTTAAATGGTCATATCCATAAGCACTTTCTAAACAATAGTGTTCTTTGTCATCCCAATATGATTTAGAAATTAATAAAATTTCTTCATTATATAATTCTTCAAATTCTTTAAAACTAAATGTATCATATTGATTGAATTTATAACCCAAAGTTTCCATTCTTCCTACTAATTCAAAAGCTTTATCATTTGAAAGTATAAACGAAATATTATCAAAATCTTTTAATACTTTCATTAAGGCATCTAAATAATCCTCATATACTTTTTCTGTGTTAATATCTTTACTCATTATTTTATTTCTCCTTTACTTTATGGTTGATTTTGTTCTGCTACAATTTGTTGAATCTTTGCTAACTTTTCATTAACTGAATTTTGATATACATTATTGGCAATACTAACTGCATTATTATAGTCTATACCATAACCAATTAATTTTTGAAAACCTTCACCTATAGTCTCTATATAAGTCATATTTTCTTTGTAAAAATCACTATCTTTAGTATCTTCACTTGTTTCAGATGTAGGATTGTCTTGAATCTGTATTCTCTTTAATTCTTCATCTACAGAAACTAATCCCATTTGTTCTTCTTCTATTTCTTCAACTTGGTTTAATTCTTCATTCATATTTTTCACCACATTCCTTATATTATTTTATCAATAATGCCTTTTTCTAAGGCTTCAGAACTTGAAAAAGATATATCTAGATTATATTTTGTTAATCCTTCAATATCTTCTTCAGATAAATTAGTATATTGTCTCATTAAATCACATAACATCTTCCAATCTCTTTTATCATACTCAAAACTTTTTTCTTTTTCTCGATATGTTTGATGTCCACTTCCTGAAAATTGAGTTTGATGAATTAATATATCTGAAAATCTAGTAGCATGTCTGTATCCTTTAGAACCTAACATTAACAAATATGCTCCTGCTGACATACAAAATCCATCACAATAAGTTTCTACTATTAATCCTTTTTCTTGATAATGTAACATTTCACTTGCCATAGCCATAAAACTAACAACCCAACCACCAAAACTTGAAATTCTTATTTTTATAGATTGTCTATCTTTTTCTGGTTTAGCTAACTCTTGTTCTGCTAATTTTCTACAAAACATTACTTGAGTATCCCTAGAGACTTCATCATCTAGATAAATTGTATTTTTATGTAAATAATCATACTCTTTCATAGATTCAAGCAATCTATTTACTGATAAAAACATCTCTCCCATATCATTCACCTTTTAATCCTTTAATTTATTTGTAAATTTATATCTCTTATATATTCAACTCCATCATAGTTAACTACAATTAGAGTTTGACTTGCATGTGTTGTGCATTGAACTTTATCAACACTATAAGGATTAAATCCAAATAATGATCCAATAGTAATAACATAACCACCATTATTTTGACTACTTACTCCAAAGCTATGATAATGTCCTCTTATTAACATTGAATACGCTACATTATTCATACTAACTTCACTATCATAGAATTTCTTATCATCCTTTGGACTTTTATCACCATGTTTAGTTTTAACAACTCCAAAACCCAAGTCAAATTCTCCACAATCTTCTTTAAAGTCAATATTACAAACAGTAACTCTATCATTTTTAGCTAAACTAAACCACTTTTTAAGATTTTTAACTATAGTATAATTGTTGTTATCTCCTTCAATATTGGCATCTTTATTACCATTCCCACGTTGATGATTTCCACCAACTGAATATAAATCAACATTTACTTTCATTTCAGATATGCTAGTAACAAATCCATATAACAATTCTTCAGCCATTACAATTTGTTCATTGCTATTAAATTCACAATCATAGTTTTGATTTTGTCTCATGTATGTTCCTTCAGTTAAATCTCCAGCTTGTACAACAATTACTTTAGAGATATCATTTTTATGTATTTCCTTTTCAATTTCAGATAATAACTTAGCCAATCTCTTTTTAGCAATCTCATAATTATAACTATTACCTTTATAATCCTTAATTACATAGCCTACATGCCAATCTGAAATTCCTACTATTAATATTTTTTCTGATTCGTTTTCTATTCTTTTATAAGATAAAGGTAAAAAGTTTTCACATTCTCTATCTATATATTCATTTATGTAATTTGCTATTTCAATATTTTTAACAAAATCTCTTT